TGTTGTTCTATTTCTACTTAAACGCTTATAAGTATAGTCATTTAACATATCTTTAAACAACATAAAGCTTACAGGAGTTCTTTCTATATTACTAACAAAGGTAATAATACCTATCTTATCATCACCATTAGGTTCTTCTACTAATTTGATGCTCTTTTTATCTTCTTGTAATATATAATCTGTTAAAGGAATTAGTAATTTTTTGTTTTTAGTGACCCATACATAATTACTATTTTTAATTTCCTGATCTAGATAAAATACTCCACCACTAGCTTGAATTAACAATAGATAATAAGCATTTTCTAATAGTAAAGTATTATCTTTTTGTATATCTAGATATGATCTATTAATACCTAACAGATCGTGGTTAGTCATTGCAATAATTTCTATTCGAGTACCTGCTGGAAAGGGCACTCTAAATCTTATTCTACTGTATCCTAGTGTATTGTCTATAAAATATTCAGCAAATTTAACTATAGTAACTAAAACTAAAGCATTTTCTCTATAATAATTAGGTTTGATAGTTATTACGCCATCTAATAAATTTAAAGTATATGCAATAGCATCAGGAACTTTTACACCATCTATAAACACTTCATAATCAGTACTTGCATAAACATCTAAATCATTTTTATTCAATGGTATAGGATATTGTGTTCTTCTATTAGTTAGAGTAAATTTGAATTGATCTACACTATTCAATATATCATCACCGACTCTAACTATAGTACTAACACCCAGTGGTATTTTATATCCTACAAAATTTTGTAAATTGAATATAGTACTAGTACCATTGCTTATAATAATTTCCCTAGTCAAAATACTTTGACTTACATCACTGCTTAAAAACACACTGAATACCAGTATATCACCTTGTTTAACTACTTCTGGGAATCTAATACCAATTTTACCAACTTTAATATAAGCATCTACATTATCTTGTATTTTTTCCCAAAACTTTTCATTTGGTATTTGAGTATTATCTGCTATATCTAAAACAAAAGGCAAATTATTTCTATTACTATTGACTAAGCTTCTAAACAATGTATTTTGATACACTATTTCATCACCTATTTTATAAAATACAGTATTTTGCCAAGCTCCGTAAGTTTTAAATGGTATATTAGTTAGTACTCTGCCTGCTACGACTGTAAACACTCTAACATTTGGTTGATGATCAATATCTAATATGATAATTTCACTATCTTCTTCTACAACAAAACTATTAGTTTCTATCATATCTAAACCATTGAATCCTAGACCAATTATAGATAAGTCTTGATTTTCTTCAGGTGTCTCAAAAAGAGTTATAGTTAAATTATTATAATCAAAATAATAATCATCAGTGTTTAATAAATTTTCATTTAGTTTTACAATAATAGCTTTGTCATTGTTTGGATAATTTGTTATGGTGTAATCTTTACTACTACCATCTGTAATAAATCTTTCACAAAATACTTCACTAGTAACTGTGGTATTTCTTTCAAACACTTTTATAGCTAATGTATCATAAATGTGTCCTGGCAACATTTCCTCAGGTGCAGGACTTGTTGTAGGTGTAATAAAATTATCACCATCTATTATGATATCATCTGCTCGTAATCCACTGGCTGTTCTATAAATTGGGTTAAGTTTGGGTAAATTACCACCATCTATAATAGTATCATATAGTTCGTCATCTGTTGGTTCTCCTGCATCCCAATTCCTGCTACCCCAACTATAAGATCCGTCCCATAAATTAGGCTTGTCAAATCCAATACCAGTAACACTTACACCACCATAATCAATACCAGTCATTAATTGATCAAAATCAATACCTAACATGCCACTGGTTGGTTTGTAAAAATACTTTATTCTTTCTAAAGCATTTAAATTATTAAAGTCTTTATCATAACTTACAATGATTGAAACTTGATCTGCTGGAGGATTTTTGAAAGTTATTGTAGCATAATAACTTGTATATTTTCTACTTTGACTAGTTTTCTTTTCTACTGTATATTCTGTTAAAAATAATTCTGCGTTATTGATGAATACTGTAAAGGTGTCACGATCAAGTATTGGACTATATCTTAAGTCGAAACTAGTAGTAGTGCCATCTCCTATGAACTGATCATTTACTGATAGATTTAATAAATTATCAATGCTTTCCTTAGTATATCTATCAAATTTCATACTTAATTGATTACTTCGAATAGGGCTATTCCCTAATATTGCAATAAGTTTTGCTTCACGACCAGTTTCTATATATTGGCCTTTAATTCTTATAGATGGTGCATTGAAGTACCCTTCGCCTTGATCTATGATATCAACTTTTGCTACTCTACCTCTGCTGATATAAATTTTAATTCTTGCTGGTCTTGTACATTCACCGACTATTTCTATAGTAGGTTGAAGTAAATACCCGTCTCCACTATCTACAATTACAATATCTTTTACATTAAATCCAAGATTATCTTTCCAAGCACGCCAAGGATATTGATTAGCTAAATCTGGATTGTTGATATAAACATTTTTATTAGAAAATTGAGTTATAAATGAAACACTTGTTCCATCATTTTTAATATAAGGTTGAAGATCAAAATCAGTTATCAAACTATTACTATTTTCTAAATTATTATAGACACTGACATATTCTCTTATTTTGGTTCTATATGGTTTAACTTCTTTTATATAACTTTCATAGTCTTCTAAATTGTCATTATTAAAATTAGCTTTTTGACGTAATGGTCCAACATTATGTAAAACCTTAACAAAGCTTGTTTTGAATACCCAATCAACAAATGTCTGCTCGTGTAATACGTGTCTTATGCTAGAGAAAAATAAGTTAAGATAAATGCTTCTTCTATCATCTATTAGAATTTTATTCCTCAATGCGTTTAAAATTATTCTTAATTCAATACTACCAATTCTATCATAAAGATCACTATCATATAACAATCCATCATAGCCTTGTTCATTAATTCTAAAATTATAAAAGTTTGAACTTAATTGTATAGCACCATTTTTTCTTGCTACAATTTTGTAGATTTTAGTATAGTCTAGAGCAATATCGTCACTAATTTTTTCGGCTAATACCCAATCATCTGTGCCTAAAACATTCTCTACTTTTACAATGCTACCAATATCTGCTTTTAATAAAATTAATTCATTAAATCCTTTGACAAGATAGTCTACTTTAGTAAATTGACTGTAGCCTTCACTGTACCAATCTATAAAATACCAATAATCTGTAACATCGTATTCTTTAGTTTTAACCTTTGTCCATTCAAAATTTATAAAATGATATATGGACCAGTTTCCTAATGTAAGCCTGTCACTTCTAACTAGTACGCTCAAAGGTCTTACAATTAATTCTGTATTATCAATATATCCGTACCCACTTGATACAACAAAAACATCACTGATAGATCCTTGTGAATTTATAGTGGTTTTGATTATTGCATCAACCCCACCACCTTTTACCATAACTGTAGGTGCTGATTTATAACCAAATCCTGAATTAATAATATTAACACCTGTAATTTTACCGTTGCTAATAATTGGTGTTAATATTGCTTGTTTAAAGGTATCAACTATGACAAATCTAAGTTCATCATAACTATCTTTAATTATATCATATAATCCATCACTAAATTTAGGTATTTCATCTTTTAAGTATAGCTCACTTAGATCAATATTATCAACTTGAACAGACTTAAATTCATAGTTAAATCTTTCTATAAAGATTTTAACTGCTTCTAGCCTATTAAAGAACATGGTTTGATTAGGGTTATTTTCTATACCATATCTCAATTTAGGTGGAAGTCCTATGTTAGGTAAAGATCTACCATTCTTATCATTCCCTATTAGGCTATCAAACCATTTTTCTTCAATATTTTTTGGTATTACTGTTTTTTCATTATCTGATACAATTTTCCATTCATTGTGAATAGCCAAATTTGTCGGATCTTCGGTCCAATATTGAACACTTAATATAACATTTTTATTATCAGTCAATGGTTTTACATTGGATAAACTTACGGCGTTTTTATCTAAAAAGCTAATATATTTTATATTAAAGTTTTTAGGATTTGCTATTAAACTAGCCACATCAATAGCACTAAATTTTCTATTTTGACTTGTTGGTGCTAATTTTTTATTTTTTACCCAGAAATAATATGTAGAAATAGATTTATTACTTAAGGTATCGTATGTAATTTTAACACTATATACATTATCCCCATATAAGCTTTGACCACTAATGCCTTCAGCCAATCCTTCTACAGTATCAGCTAATTCATCCCATATACTAGGTAGTACGCTTGATTCTACCCATTCGTAGATATCTATGCTGGCTGTTGGGAATAATGTGTTCCAAACACTGTTATTATATACTATATCACCTATGCTGCTATCTAAGAACTTAGCACGTCTTAAGTCCCACCATAATACGCCCACATAGCTGTCAGTCCAAGATAATCCTTGATCAACATTTACACTGGTTGTAAATGTAGAATCTTTATAACTGTAGGTAGCAGGGTCATAATATAATTTAAATTTAATGTCTTGTTCTGCTGATCCACATATCTTACCCTGTGTTGGATCTACTATATCTAAATAAGTTAATAGACTATTGTTAGCTCTTGTATATAAAAATATCTTTTTAAATAAAGTTAAATCAATTTTATCTTTTTCTTCAATAAACAACTGCCAACTATAGGTATTACGCTTTTTTTCCTGTAGATATACTATACCTTCTTTTTTACCATCATTATTAGTATAGCTTGGATCACCTATAATTATTAGGTTATCTGCTACAGCCATTGAATTTGGTGCAGTTAATACTGTATTACTAGCAGGTAAAGACTCACTGAATATGAATTTAGTTTCATATCTATCATAAACATCAATACGACCAACATCCGCTGTAGTATTAGCGTCAGTTATAATACTAGTACTATCATCAAGAGTAAGTGCATCACCTTTTTTACTATAAATTATTAAAGTTTTTGGATATCTGTTTAAGTCATCGTTAGCAAAGAATAAGTTATAACCAAATTCTTCATTAGTTTCAGCATTACGATTTTCTATAGTTTGTTGTAACGCATATTGACTAGTTGCATACTTGTATACTCTAACACGGCCTTGGTTTGTAAATGGTTCATCTTCTAGTGTACTACTAATAGCAAGATAATTTCCATTAACGCTGATACAAGTACTATGACCAAATCTTTGAGTATTAACTGCTATTATAGTTTGTTGTATAGTTGTATAATTATTTGAGGCGCTATATACATAAACTTCACCATTAACTTTGGCAGGATCACTAATAATTATTTTCGATCCGTCATCGTTTACATCATAATCATAAGCAAATTCACTAGATGAAGATTTTTCAATTAGAGTATAACTAGTTATATTAGGAAAGTTAAAAACAAATAACCCAGTACCAATTTTATTAGCATAAAATTTATATGTAACTAAGTTAGGATTAGGATTATCTATTCTACTAAATTTAAATTTTGTACCAAAATCTTGATCAAATCCTTGTGGATTATCAATTATAACTTCTAATGAATAATCTTGACTAAGTTTTAAGTTTGTTATATAGTGTGTTCCAGATAGGGTTTGTCCTAATTGTACAATATCTTCTAATTCCACATCTCTACATAGTCTAAAACTATCTGAATCAATAACTTTTACATAATATTCCTCATTATTTTCTAATCCTTTAATCGTAGTATCTGTTGTACTATATTTTATTAAGGCACCATCCAATAATAAATGTGATTCTATAATAATTTTATTCTGTAGATGACTTAATCTATTACCAGTTGTTAAAGTAAAATTACTACTAAAGGTTAAAGTTTTTTGAGGCACTGAATAAATTAATACGCTCTTTTGCCAATTTGAGTCATCGATAGTTCTAGTTATTCCGCTAATTGCCAAATATCTAGCATCATCACTTATGGCTAGAATATCTCCAAAATTAAATGTATTTTGACGACTAGGTATAGATTGTTTTTTACTCCATTGGTTACTTAGATATGGTTTATCATAAACTATTATTTCACTATTAGAACTATTTGTTTCAGTCCAATCCCCCAATAATACAAATGAAAGACCAGTAGTATCCCCATCAACAGTTGTAAGTTCAGTATCATCTAAATTTACTAATTTAAATAAATTGGTAAGTTCTGGTAATCCGTCTGTAGGTATTTTATATATGTTACCGTCAACATATCCAGATATTTGACCATCATTCTCACCAGTAGCTAATGTTCCAAAAACCTGAATTAGACTTCCTTCTCTGAGATAGTCACGATTGGCGCAACTGAAAAATCCATTATTGGTTGGGAAACTATCTACATTTACTTCATTTAACGTCTTACTGGGGTTAAAAAATTCCTGTGTTGAACTAGATTTAAAACAACGCCAAAATAACTGATCTTGAAATACTACATCATTTAAATTATAAGTTATGTTACTGGTCCAAGTACCTTTCCATTGTTCACCGTTACTGGATTTAGCCAAAAGAATTGTACTATCTTTATTAACACTCACTCTACTACCTAATTCTGGTATAGAATTCAAACTTAAATTTTTTAGTGTTTTTTGTTGGTAAACTTTATAGTTTTTCCAAATAGATTTTTTATCACCATTAAACCACACTAGTTCACCATAGGGCCAACTATTTGATTGAATATTTAAATATTTGGGTATTACAAAATCATCTATACTATTAAATCTTTGTAGAGTAAACACAAAGGTTTGTATAGTTGATTGATCAAGATTATCAAAATTGAATCCTGATGGTAAGTCAATAGTAATAGTTTTGTCAGCTTGGTTGATATACGTAATTTTAAAAAATTGATTAAATTTACTGTACTCACTAGTAAAACCAACTAAATCATCTATATTAAAATCATACCATAAATCAAATTGTATATCTAATGTTGTTCCTGTTGGTTCAATAACTGTGGCTACTAGATATAATTTATTATATCTATAAATGCACCAATCATCATCAAATTGATTTATTTTCTTTTCAAAACCACACCAAACATAATCACCAGATACTAGATCAACTATTGATAAAGTTTCATTAGTTTGCTCGACTAGTATATCATCTAAGTCATCTATAATTAGTTTAGCGAATTCTATTTTGCTGAACCCAGGTGTTTTTAGTAATGGTTCATAATTATTGTTTACTGGCCAAATATTATTACTATATTGATTAGGTTTTAAGAATATGTCATTTGGAGTTTGTCTTATTACAAAGTCTACTTTATTTGGGTCTACAATGTCAACTAGTTCAATAGCCTGTGGCTCTAGCTTAAAAAGACTTTCATCTAAAATAAATTCCACTTCTTCAAATGCATCTATAGCACCATATCTTCCTACTCTAAGAGCCCATTCTTCTAAGAATGTCAAACTATTGCCATCTTCAGGACCTAATACATCAAATAATTTACTAAGGCTATTTTTAGTACCTTTTTCAGTAATCATACCTTGATAAAACTTAAACTCACTAACATCATTTTTTATAATGTTACTTAGATACTGACGTTTTTGATATCCTATCAAATGCTGTGCTATACGTTGTTGGTCATAGTCAAAATTATCACTATCTAGATCATAAAAATCTAAAAATTGTAAACTTTTATAGTCCCAATTTGGTAATAATTTAGATTCAGGAGTTTCATTTATTCTAACCCAGTCATTTATATCAAAGGATTCATTACCTGGGATCTTTTTACTGGCAGTATAGTAAAATTCTTTATATTTTACAATGTCACCTATAGCATAATCAACCCATGATGTCCATTCCTGTAAATTAGCAGTGTCATATACGAATCCTGGGCTATATAAACTTCCGTCCCAATCTATAGTTTTATATCCGTAAACTTTAATTCTTTCCTGTCTATAACCAGTTGGAGTATTGTATATAACGTCATTAAATTGAGTTAAGTTGTCTATGACAACAACATGTTCTTTTTGTATTAAATAACAGCCAAAACCATATATACCTACATCTAAATTTTTAGGTTTAATTATAAAATTATTACCATCTCTATAGTAATTAAGATCTCCTGCTCTATATTTTACGCCGTCAGCTCTAAAAATTTCATATTCAAAAAAGTCAGTGATCTCATCAACTACGTTATATTCGTTTTTAAGCTCTATGGCTAGTGCTGCTGGACTTAAGCTTATAGCACTAGCTCCTTCAGTATTGATATTATCGATAGGTGTGTAATAACTTGGGTCAAATACTGATGATGTAACATGCTCTATTTTAGTTTGATAAAAATTTCTATTATAAAAAACTAAATCACCTACTTTATAATTAGTAAGTTCCTCCCATTCATCATATACATCACGACCAGAGCTCCAATTTTGTGTTATCCAAAATAAGAATTCCTTAGTACTAGTAACCCAATTAGCTACATTTTTAAGTTCTGGAATATAAGTATCAAAAATAAAGCCTTGACTTTTTAGGTATTCACCGTAACCTAATAGAAAATCTACTACTTCTTGTACATTGTAAATTATAGTTCCATAATTTAACACTAGTGGAATAGGATCAAAAATGCTTCTAATATTGGCATCAACACCTCCTACAATAGGCAATGTTGGCAATTTTTGCAGATAATCATAATCTGGATTTGTTGAGCTAGTATGACTAATTTTTACTCTATAGTATAATTCATTTATTTTAACAATATTCCCTGCAATATATCGTTGATTAGTATCCCAAATAATATAACTTTCACTAATACCGCCTACATTTATATCATAACCAGGTTTAGCCCAAGGATAATAGTAAAAATATGGTTGACTAACACTATAACCTTTTATTTCATAGCCTACCCCATATCTATTTCTAATTTTAGTAATAATAACACCACTATAGAATAATTTTTTAGTAGGTGAACTAGTGTTTAGAAAAATTTTGTAATTTTCATTAGGTACAAAAACACTAGTTGTAGATTTAATATTTCTACTGTCTAAAATTAAATTATATTTTTCTTTACTACTATATCCACTTAGCCTATGACTAATTTTATTAGTTAAATTTTTTAAATTATTTGCGTATTCTGTTAAAAATTGATTCTTATTGTTTACCAAATAGTCTACAATATAATTAACTAGTCCACTGGTTTGAGTTCTTTGTTGAGTTGATCCAGTATTTGGCAGTAATATATCCTTTAGCCTAATGCGTAATCCTGTATCTTTATATACATTTTGTGCTGCTGAATTTTTTACTATTCTTGATCTGTCATAGTACAGGCTAAAAACCTTGTTAGGAGTCATTAGTATTATTGTTTTTAACAAACTAAATGGATAATAACTACTACGACGCCAAGCACTCTCTACTGGACTAATATCACCGAATATATAATTCTTTTCTAATCTAGTATTAAACAATCCAGTAGCCAAATTAGCCTGTATAGGATCTAACAAATTGCCATTACTATCTACAGGAATATTATTTAAAACAGGTTTAACAAATCGTTCGTTAACTCTTGTACCTTTGTTTGGTTCACGAATAATACCATCTCTTAGGTCATTCCATAATACGTAATTGTCACTGGTATATGGAGCAGGACCATACACTTCTTTCCACCATATAGGTTCCATACTAAAACCTAAACTTTCCCAAGGACAGATATGTATACGATCTGTATCATAATACCATTTATAAACACCTCTCCAAAATCCTGGTAAAGTAACTAAATCAAAACTTTGTACCTCGCTATAATTATAGGTAAATGGATTACTTTGTAGATATAATTCCTGTTTAGTATAATCCTGATCAATTAGAGTTGTCCATTTAAAGAAACTTGTTGATAATATTCTATTAAACTCCTCTTTATTGTATAAACTGGGTCTATTAGATCCTTCTATATAATCGTATATGTCTATTAGCGTAGGATCGTAATTAATTTTAATATTATTAAAGATTCTTTTTTCAAACTCTAATATTATATCATCTCTAAAGTCGTCAAAAGCTAGTACAATACTACCATCATGTCCTTGAATTACTGTACGTGGTTCTAAAAAAGTATCATCTACATACTTTTTTGGTTCGTATTTTGGATAAAGTCCTAAACTAGTAGGTGTAGGCGGTACAAAGCATCCATCAGTACTATTATATTCATATAAATCAACTAAATCATTTTCTTTTAACGATGCAAATACTTCAATAAACCCTGTTCTTGTAAATGTATAGTCCTTACCATAAAGTAAAAGATTGTTATTAACATAGATATACACAGCCTTAGGATTTATTTCTTCTAAAGTAAAAATCGAACTTAATGGGAAACTAGTCTGTACAAATTCTTTTAGTTTAAATTGAGTATGTGTATGTGCAGTATATGCTAACATATCACTAAAATAGTAAGGCATATTAATTGTTTTATTTTCATTGATCTTTTTTAACAATTGATCAAGTGCTTGTTTAGGTGTTAGTCCTTCTTCTAAATATTCACTATTAAAAATTATACTCTTTTTAAACTTTGAATAATCATTCATACCAGATTCTAATGCTTTTATGATATTGGCATTTTTATCGGTAAGATGATATAGTGCTAGGTTAAGACTACCACTATGCTGTAAAAACTTTAACCCCTTAGTACTTAACTGGCCTATATCTCTTAGGTTACTTGATCCAGGGTAAATTCCTACAAAATTATCCACATTATCAACTATACTGTCAACATGATCTATGACTTCACCTAGTGTAAATGTTTCAATGTTTTCATTTAGAGGATTATTTTGAAAGTTTACTGGGAATTCATAATATCCTATAGAATTTTTTGGCTTTTTAGTATAGCATTTTATAGTAACAATATCGTTTATATCAATATCATTCTGTAATCCGACATGTTTATATATTACTCCATTATATATTTCATATTGGCTTTCGTCTAATCTTTTATCGTTAATATAAACTTTTACTCTTAAATCATCTAAATCATTATAATCATCAAATATGTCTAATGCAAAATCATTAAGAACTAATGATTTTATATCATTTTGCACTTTATATTCTTGTTTATAAATTCTAACAATAGGTTGAACATTTGCTAGATTATTTTTTATCCATCCATTAACTAATCTTTTTTCCTGTTGTGGAGTATAGTGTTCTAAGTATTTGTTTGACAATATGTCACTAATAATTTTTGTACCATCTTTATATTTAAAATCTTCACTGGTTAGATTAAAATCAAAAACAATATCGCCAATATTATTAATATTTCTATAAGTTAAACTGAATCCTAGTTCACTATCAATGCTGGCATTGCCTATTTTATAAGAAAATAGTTTATTTCCTTTAAATGTACTACCTTCATATTTGCTTAAATTACTTAGGCTAACTTTTTCTTCATCAAATATATCATATAATGGACACTGATTCAAACCGCTTTTATATTGACCTAATTTCCAAGTAGATCCATTGAACCAAAACATCTGTCCACCTAATATGTTACCAGCCAATACTAATACAGTTTGATCTAATTCAGGTTCAGTATCTGGTTCTTCAGCCAAATGTATTCTTCTATAAGTTCGTTGTAAATCCTCATCAAATATATCTAAAAATTCAACACGAAATACTTTATTTTTTACCCTAGGATCAGTGTCAGCAGTGAATATTACTCTATGTCCATTGACTAACTCTACACCATCAATGATATACCCTAAAGCTCCTTCAACAATACTAAACACATCCTTAGTAAAATCATCTAATAAATCAATATTTGCTTTACTGTGATTACCAAAATTAAACAATCTTATGTTTGGATTAAATTCTATAATTGGTCTCTTAGCTCTTTTATCCTGATCAAAAACTGCTAATTTTCCTAATGCACGAGCAGTTTGTTCAATAACTTCTTTATGAAACCATCGATTATATCTACTCCAAGGATTACGATCAAGACTAGATCTATTAATTAGAATATAATCTTTATCTAATGCTGCATAATTTATATTATTAAAGGCTAGCTGATCAAATCCATTACTATCAAAGTTGACATCTACATTGTATGCTATATCATTAACTACTTCCAGTGTGGCTACATCAACTAACATTATACTTTCACCTACACCTTCAACATAAAACTCTTTATCTCTATAAAATTTTGGTGTAACTAATCCTCTAAATTTTATTTTCATACCATTTGATAGTGTAACACCATTTGATGTGTAACTTTTTTTACCTATAACTTCACTCTCTACATCAATACTAGTATTTTCTTCAATATCAAAAATCTTAATCATTCCTGATGTATCTGGATTATCATCACTAACATAGTACAATATATCAGGTGCATTAACACTGACTGTGAATTCTAGTACACCATTTTTAATATTAAAATTTTTACTGGGTACAAGCTTATCATTAATACGATCAAATATTTTTATACCGTCTAGATATCTAAACTCGTCATTATCTTTTAGAATAAAAAAATCTAATATTACTATATCATTTTCTTCTATGTTGTTTTCTAATAATAATACATTCTTTTTATCTTCATTCAGATAAAAAGTAAATTTATTTTGTTCAACTTTTTCACCATTAATATAAACTTCGCTTAATAATGTGTTTATATCATCATTGTTATTTAAAATTTCTACAATAAAGTTATTAACACCGTGTTGGGTATAATTAAAACTTTGACTACCTTTAAATTCAGGTGTTCGACTGGCAGTTCTATTAGTTCTTATTGATAAGGGATGTTCTGGTACATTGATTTCAAACCTATATGTTTCACCTCTGTACAGGCGTAGGTCAGGATTTCTAGTTAATGCGTCTGGAGTGAACAAATAAGCAAAATTATCACCTTCGTCAACTAGTTCTATATTATATGTACTAATAATATCTAATGTTTTTGTACCACTAATAGGAACAGTATCAGGCCCATATGGTAACCAATAGTATTGTAAATAGTTGACAAATTTATCCCAATTTATGTGAGGATCCCAACTATAGATCTCTTGTTGATTTAGTCTTTCATGATTATTGTTTATACCACCTAATACGTCTATAGTATTGATATAATCAATATAATCTTTAAAAAATGTTGTATTGCCTAAATTATCCTCAGCTATTAAACAAGGTTCTAACTGATAGTTTGCTCGATCATCACTAACTTCACTTAAAAATATATCACTGGCCTTAGATGATTTACTATTTTTTCTTCCAATAAAACCATTTAGACGTTGGGCAGTACCTCGTTGTATTAGATTATCAATAGTACCTGCTAGAAACTTTTGGTTAGCATCAGTACGATAAAACTTAGGTAGAAATCTTGATGCTTTTCTTTTTTGATCTTTATCTAAAGGTACCGGGTATTCGTTCTGCTCAGACATCAATTAAATCCTGTTTTACTAATAATATACTGCTGTGATACAATATTACTTGATAGCTCTATACTACCATCAGCATTTAATATACTAGATGTAATACTATCTACTACTTCTAAATCTTCACTGGTTGCACCATTGATGAATATTTGATCAGTTTCTGCTTTTATTTCAAATAAACTACCAAAGGACAAATTTTCCATCCTAGGAACAATTAGTATATTAGCTAAAAATGGTGCAGTCCTATTCATTATATAGGCTACTAATTCACTAAAATAAAAACTATCACCAAAATCCCAATTATCTAAACTAAAAAATTCATTCATAGCCTGTAAAACTCTTGATTTTATATCATTATCACTGATAATTTGTTCTGGATTTTTTATAATTTTAAAACTAGCACGTAGACTAGGTATAGCTTTAGATCCAAAAAGTACCTTATACTTTACTGGATGATAAATCACTTCATCACTTATAGCCTTTATTTGATTTAATTCTTCACTTAATATAAAACTTAATTCATCTGTACTAGGTGGTAATGGTTCATCATCAATACTACCTAACAACCATAGTCTAAAATTAATATCATATTGTTTAGTTAATACATAAAGATCCATTAAATTAGTTTGACCTGGATCAATTCTTGCTTCATAATCTGCACTATGTACATATTGGAATTTTAAATTGCTACGACCTTGAAAAACTTTATAATCTAAACTAACTTCCCATTTTGTTGTTAAAATATTATATCTAAATAACGTGCTAAGATCATAATCATAAACATATTTTCCATCTATGTAATAAGATTGACTTGCAGAGTTTAAGTTTTGTATCACTGTTACTAGTTCGTTACCATCACTACCAGTATTTTCAGTGTAAAAATAATCATACTGTCCAGTTCTTGTTTCAAATTTTTGTAATATAATAAAATTATTAAAATTCACTGCACCTGATGCATATGTTGGACTTACTATTAAATTAAAAATATCTGGATCATCTACTATATCATCATCATTGGTATCTTTAAAAGTAACTTCTATTTTTTTAGTATCTACGTATCCGTCTGATCCAATAAACTCATTAGTTACTTCCCATTCTATATCGTAGTTTAGACTACCATCATTGTTTGGTTTTGAATTTATATCCAGTATACTGATTCTATCTTTGATTACTGTATTAGTTTTTGTGTCATATACTTTATTTGTTTTATCAAAATAAAATCTAATCTTTTTATCACTTTCAAAAATATATCTAGTATTTCTAGATTTTACTGTGTAAAATTCTGTATCTGTTGTAAATGATATTAGCCAGCTACTATCTAATTTTTGATTTGATATGTCACCTGATCTAGATATACTGAATGGGTCTTTTAGATTAAGATTTACTTCAAATATAACTTGCCAAGTTTTTAATTCTATATCATAGCGTAAACCAAATGGTTTATTTGAAAAAATTAATTCATTTATAGTAGTAATTGTGTTACTATCTAAGCTAGTTCTCCAAATTGGTATAATTTCTTCTAGTATAGCATCTGTAGGTATTTTTTCATTTATGCTTATACTTCCAGTGCCATCTTCTAGTGTTTCAGTTAAACCGTTGTTAGTAATACTGATTAATTTTACCCATATATACTTTGTTGTATTTTTTAAGTTATTAGTTTCGTTTTCTAGTCTATTATTTCTTGTTCGATTAAACACTTTACCTGTAGGTGCTATAAATTTTAACATAGCACCTGGCTCTAAATACCTTAAAGTAGTATTGACATTATACCCTTCAATAACACCCAGTGTATTTTTAAAATGTCCTGTACATAAATTAGTGATTTGAGTTTTATTGACCCAACTTATCTGAGTACTGGCTTCATTAGTTACAGTTTTTCTACCAAATTTGTAATAGTAATAATTTCTTATATTAATAGTTTTTAAGTAAGGAATTATTTGATTTAGAATAATTGATTGAATATCTATTCTATTCCTATAACTAAACCTAAAACTATCCTCATATTCTTCTTGATAAATTACGCCGTCATCACTAAAAAGATTTGTACTACTATATTTTCCAGTAGGATCAATTAAGTCAAAATACCTACTAATTCCACTACTAGTTCTATTAATAGTTTTGATTTTTAATACATCTTGATCTATACTTAAAGGACTAATATTATAGTCCTCAGCAGTTATCATTCTATTTTGAGTATAATATGTAGCTGGAGCATTGGCTTTAATTGAATTATCACTCTCTGTTTCACTACTATTAGCTACACTAGTCTGTAAGCTCATAGATAAACTTAGGATTTCTAATTGTCCTTTATTGCTCAGATAGGTCAAATCCATAGATATATTACGCATATCTTTTGGATTTATTGTATAACTTAGGCCATTACTTACTCTATAATATACTCTAAATGTGCCTACAGGTAAATTACCAAAAACACCATCACCAAATACTAGGCTAACACGATCATTTGTTCTAGTGACAATATTGTATATGTTTTTTATATTCTTTTTTAAGCTATTGTAAATTATATTATTTGCTTCAAAATTTGGAACACGCTGCCAAAATTCACTTTCTGCACCATTAGCATTTAGTTTATACAACCATAAATCTGTATCATTTATATTAGTAGCATCAATATCTATACTTTCATTTGTAGTTGGCTGAGTTAATGTAAAACTACCAGTGTTTAGGCCACCTTGTCTAAAATGACTAAAGAAACCTGTGGTATTACTGGCTGCTCCTCTACCATCGTCTCTATAGATAAAGCTTAATCTACGTGCTGCTAGGGGAGGTTCTTCAACTATACTAGAACCATCAATACCAGTACTGACTACTTCAAAATTCATATTACGACCATCTACTAGTTTATTAAAACTGTAGATAGGCACAGTATTACTAACTGTTTGAAACCTATATTGTTGGGTAGGAATATCAGATACTTCACTACTTTTTTCTGGAGTACCAAACTGACTGGTCATGGGTAGAGCAGAGTTAACCACTCTAATAAATTGATCTAACCAATTAGCATTACTGGGATCATTCCATAAAATTTCTACATTACTTAAATTTCTACCATTACTATCTATAACATCCTCAGTTGTACTTATTGTATCCCATTTGAGTAACCCATTAGCAGTTTTATTACGTTTACTATTATAACTTAATGTACGTGCTAGTCTTAGAATGCTTTCTCTGCGTTCTGCTAGTTCTAAAAAGTTTTCTCTAGCATTTAAATCAACTCTAAAAGCAAAACTTTGACCTAAGAAAGCAATCATATCAATTAAGGCAATATATTCACTGCTTTCAATATAATCGTTAAAATCTTCAGGATAGTTCTCACGTAGGTAATTAATCATTACTCTACGTAAATTTTCAAAATCATAGCTGGCAAAATCAGCATTTTTGAAGCTTTGATAAAGTCTTCTCCAATCTTCAGCTACTAGTAATCTATTTTGTCTATCGGTGGATGACATGACCTATCCTTATTCTATATTTAGTTTAGGTTAAAATGTGCTATTTTAACCTATCAATCCTGCGCTTTGATCAAATCTAAATTGTAAACGTTCGCTGATATTATATGGTAGATAAGTTAGTTCACATTCAATTTGTAGTCCTGTACTATATGAATTAACAATTACACTTTCTGCCCTAATTCTTGGGTCGTAATTTATAATTTTTTCTACATCTGCAAGCACTAATCTTCTAATATCATCAGTCATTGGTTCAAAAATTATATCCCAAATAATAGTGCCAAATGTTGGGTCGTTTAATTTCTCCCCTTGTCTAATATGAAAATGATTCAATAAGTCCTGTTTTATTAGGCTAAAATCATATAGAGTAAAATTTTCACTATCAGGACTTACTGTACTAAATCCTCTATAAGTTCGTGGTAAAGGTGGTCTGTCCAATTGTTTTGGACCTTTTACCACAGTGTTTTGATATAGTTTTTCTAGGCTCATTTTTTAACCTTTTTAAATGTATCGTGTTTGGTAGTATATTTTTTCCAAAATTTTGGTGGGGGTCTGAGATCTGTTGTTGGAGTATTGCTGTCTATATATCTACCATGGACATCCCTGTCTAAACCAGGATATTCATCATTTGTTACTGGTTTAAACTGTTTAGGTTCTAAACTTTCATGGTGAGGATATGGTTCTGGAGTAGGTACTCGTCTCAATATAGTAACTAAATCTATAGGACTGTCTTTGATATTTGGTACTGTAAAATCAGGAAGTTTATGAGTTTTTAATTCTTTAGGTATTTCAGCAATACTAGCAGTTGCAGCTTCTGGGCCGTTCATATGTATAACTGGAGCAGTTTCAATAATAGCTGTTCCTGATCTAGTTTCATTATTTTGACCACTTGTTTCATAGATATGACCAGTAGCATTAGTATCATAGTTGCCTAAAATTGTATATAGACTATCTTGACCTACAGTTTCATCCTTATTTTGTTTGATATGTATTTTTTGATTTTCGTCAATGATTAAAATATTATCTTTACCTATCTGTGTATGCATTTCTTCTTTTACTTTAATATTAAAGTTCCTACCTGCCTCAAAATTAAAATCTCTGTCTGCATAAAAATTAAAATCTTTTTTTGTTCTAATATTAATACTATCGGCACAAAATATATCCATTTTACCATCACTGGTTAATTCTATCCAAGCTGTGCCACGAGCATTACCTATATAAATTAAATCTTCAGTATTATGTAAAAGTATTTGATGCCCAGTACGTGTACGCAATCTTATTAATTCGTTATGTAATAATGTTCTATCACCATTAAGTTCGCCATCTTCTACAGCCGCATAATCAGGTGGACCTTCGCTGGCATTTTTAATGCGTAGGAATTTATCATCACCATCATCCATAACAAAACTACTACCGCCTAATCTACTAATTGGATATTTGGTAATTTCCCATTCATGCTTGCCCATTTTATGCCTAGGGCCATCTTTATCCACTGGTCCGGGAGTACTAACGCCAAACACTGAGCTAGGCCATTCTCTGCGGGCACTGCTGGTAGTAATGCCTCTAATATCATCTTTTAAAGTGCCTTGATCTCTATATATTTCTGTAAAAGGATGTTGTGGTTTTTTAATCTGTGTTGCATCTTTGGTAATATTTAATTGTGCTTTTTTATTATATTCTGCAACTACTACTCTTTTTTCTATGCCATCTTCATGAATTTCAGTGGCAGCGTATCCTGGCACCATAAAATTCATATTTTTGTCTTGTAAACATCCTATATAAAACCCGTGTGTGGGATCACCATCTAGGAAAAAACATACTACAGTGGTTCCTACATCAGGTGGTATAGCCCAAAAACCATAACTTTTCTGTGTACCATCATACTCATTTACTTTGCTATTAAATTCTTCCCCAGTGACTCCCATAAAAGGGCTAATATAACGAACTGTGGCTAATTGTCCAGTACGTTTGCGGTCATTACCAACTTGTCTTAGTTTTTCTACTTGTAAAGTACCCATATAGTCAGGATCTAAATGACTGACTACTAGAGCCAGTATCATTCCATTTTCTCTACTTCCTGGGTCTGCCTCTTGGCTAGACCTATTCATTTCACTCATATTTCTACCTATAAAACATCACTGAAACCAGTTTCCTGTATTTCACGTGGACTATCTGGATCTTTTTGTTCTAATAATATCGTAGGTTCTTCTGCACCATCAATATCTTGGTTAGGCATTCTGTTCATTTGTAAAGTTTGACTGAACAGACCTCTGTTAAATGTACTCTCTACTAAATTTACTTTATAAACACCACTTATTGCTTGAACTGCTTTAGGTCCAGGAAAATCGTACACATGTCCATTTATATCTGTAGGATTTTTAAAATCTACACTAATATAAATTTCAGTTCTTTCATAATTTATAGCACCATCACTATTAATATCATTATTACTAGTTCCAGTGTCAGTATAATTCCCCCATCCGCTATCACCTAAATAAAAAGGATCTCCTAAAATTTTCATGTTTACATTAATCATGTCACCGCCATTATATATGGCATCCATGAATTGTTTAGTTATTAAAGTACCTCGTTCTTGAGGCTGTATACCACCTAAGGATCTTTTAAGCTTAGTTTGGTCTTGTTGATTAAGTTGTTTAGTTTTATCATTACCACCTTTTGAACTACTAGGATTGGGAGGTGGTGCATTAGGTACTTCAGGGGTAGATACGGTAGCATTTTTATTTTTTTGTAGTTCATCTTCGTTACTAATATTACCGTCACTGGCTGTGGCTTTATAGAAACTATTCTGAAATAATATTTGAAAGTCTATAACATCTGTGTTTTTTCCAGTGTAAATGTAATCATAGTGCTTAAGAGCATTCTTTTTGATATATTCTACGCCAAGAGGTTTTTTAGCCACTTTACTAAATCTGCTGTGATGCACTTCAAATGGTATTATACTATATACAGTTACCACAGGATTACGACCAGTAGTTGGTATATTGCTTGTAGTTTCTAAAAGATATTGTTTGCTGCTTATTTTATACCATTGTATCATACCTTTTGGTTTAGAAATATTACCAGGTTTAAGTGCCTCTATACCATAATTACTGCTACTAATTATTTCATTTAAAATATTAGGTATTATTGTACTCTGTTTAAAATGTGCTGTACCTTTATCTTTTAATATTTTAATATTGCCACGTTTTAATACTTGGGCTGCATCATCCCATACCACATTATCTTCACCGAATATACCTTGTATTTTACGTCTATCTGTAAATCCTATACTAGCTTTACCTACATCATTTACGTTATCTTTTTGAACATAATTATAACCATCATCACCTAATTCTACACCTAATGTTTTAAATATGTCGCCGCCCACTCCCCCTCCTGAGGTTGTTGCTGTTTTCGGTCTACTATTGTCATCACCAGCACCACCTGTATTACGAGCTGAACTTGTACTTTTAGGAAATAATATTAATATTCGATCTGGTGTTGGGATGTCATTCTTTTTTGCTAGTTCTTGTAATGTTTTGTTATATATTGATTGCAAACTATAAGGACCAGTTTGTAACATTTCTTGAACGGTAGCACCTTGTAAATCCATATCCGTTTTGATCCTACTAATAGCATCACTATATGCTTCATCATTCCAAGCCACTGCTTGCACTTCATATTGACTTCCACGTTCAGTTACACGCATTTGAATATTTGTAAGTTTTAAAGGAAAATGTCTTTTAGCCACTGAATAGTCTATAAAATGTGTATCTGGGCTATAGTGTCCTTTGAATTCTAAAGTTAATAAAATAGGCATAATAACCCAATTTTCATACCCGTTACGTTTTGCTGCCATCATTAAGCTTTGAAAAAATAATCCTAAACTATAAGGTTCAAAAATATCAAAAGTCATTGTAGCAGCATTAGTATTCTTTGTGTGAACGTCTAAGCCCATTACACCATTTATTTTTACATTATCTATAAAAAAGTCAAACTTACCTTCTGGGTTGGCATCTACACTCTTTTTGCTTGTACTACCATAGTCAGGTAAAGGTATTCGATTTTCAGGATCTGCACTAGCAGATTTAAAAATTATATCACCTAATATGCCTTTTTTGTAACTTTCATCTGGAAAATTTACTTGATTTGGCGTTAATACACTCATGGTCCAATTATAATTTACACTGGCGTAATTTTGTAATATATTAGCAAATGGTCTTTCTTTTATATCTAATTCAATGACTTCTTCTTCAGCTAAGCCAGTTAATATTTTTGTTTTCGGTACATTAACTAAACCACCTACTATGCCTTGTGCTAGATCACTGATCACTTGTCCAGGTACTTTGTTTACTACTTGGCTTAAATCACCGTTGGGCAGTTGTTTTAGTTTATCTAATTGTCCACCTAAATTTTGAGCAGCATTTTTTAAGTCACCTACTACATTGGTGTTACCTAATGTTTTGACAACTGCCGCACCAGCTGCGGCTACTACTGCACCTTTTACAATATTGTTCAATAAGGCCATGTTATATTCCTAGTACCCTTATTAGACTACTCTTTTTAGGCAAATAGATTTGTACACCTGGAACAAAATCAAATATAGGATCTTGTAGCACATTTAAATTTCTTTGTATGAAGACCCACCACAATGATGGTGTTCCATAGATATCAAAAGCTAATAAGTCAGGCCTTAGGGCATATTGACTTTCTATAGTATATAAGAAGTCATCACTCTCTGCACTAACTGGCCTAATACTTAAAATATCTAAAGCATTATTTGTTATTAAAGTATCGAAATATGGACTATTTGAAGTATATGTGGCCATTAGATAAATCCGTCCTTTACATATCCACCATTTACAAATGTTTCTAAACTAAATTTTCTAACTCTTGTTCTACTATAAATTGGTAATAGTGTCATGTTTAATGTACTTTGAGTAGGAACATGGCTATCATTTTCAGTATTGATATTAGCACTGCCTGAACTAGCATTACTATTTGGTGATTTACCACCACCTGAAAGTACATTAGCTATATTTGCCACACTTTTCATAGCTGCTGCTGCTTGTGTGGCACCTGCTGCACTGGCTATCCCTGCCATAGTATTGGCTAGACCTCCAATTGAACCAGTAGGATCACCGCCTCCAAAATTTCCTACACTTGCACCTATACCATTTATATTAGTTCTTATATAATCAACCTCTTTGGGTAATGTCATACTAAAACTTTTTACTACTACAGGCACATCTCTAAAAACAAAATCACCATAAGCATTAAAATAAAGTAGAATTGGTGGATTACCTGCACGTTGATCAGAACCCACAAACATTTTAGTCACACTGCGTAAAAAATGAACACAGGACAACCAATATCTAGCCTGTACAGCATCTTCAACATAAAAATCACCACTGATACTAATTTCACTAACTCTACTATTAGCATAACTGACAAATTGATAATTTTGATGTGTAACTGGGCTTTCTGTATAATTTGCTGTAGAATTAATACTGATCGTGGGAGTATAAGGAAAAATTAGCCCACCTGCTTCTTTTAAAGGAGTAAATACTGGACTACCTGCAAACTCCGCTACGTCATTGGGAAAACTTAATCTAACACGCCAGTCAGCAGCATCACCTCCTGCACCTTGTTGTGGCTTAGTGTCTGCTTTTGGTGTAAAGGCTTCGGCATTTAATGGAATATTAACACTTCGTAAAGCACTGACTAGTCCACCAGCAGCGCCGTTAACTGCACCGGCTAATTTACCAGCTGCACCTGATATTGCACCATTTATTGCGCCTGATACACCACCTGTTACAGCACCTATTACGCTTGATATTCCTGGTATTGGCATATTGTTCCCCTTGGCAAATATTTATTTGACTTTTAAATGTGCGTAGTTTATAATAACTTTAGGAGAGGACTACTCAATGAGTGTAAATTATCTTAATAACAAAGATTTACTAGAAGAAATACATAAAAGTAAAAATACTTACAGCAGTTTTAGTAAGCCAGAATATCATCAATATGATATTATTTTGACCAGTTTGGATAAAATTAATATCAGAACCGTAGCTGAGGCAAAACGAAATCGTGCTAAACGTTTAGGTGATCAGGATTATCAGCGTCGTAAAGAAGCAGGTGAAAAGGTAAAACAGGCTGAATGTGAAATTGATTATAAAAAAATGGCTAAGACTGACTTGATTTTTAGGATTATGACCTATGAACATATTCCTGTGAATAAAACACGTAAGAAAAATCAAAAAACTGAAGCAGATGGACACGATCGTGTAAACTTTCCCCCGTTCCAACATTGGAAGTTTGATGAAAATGATGAACTAATCTGCGTTGGAAAAAGTCATTGGAAGGGCGGTGTAAAAAGCGGCAAGTTTAATAAGGATCATGGACAAATAACCAATACCTTAGCTCGTATGTATATGAAACTATGTGAACGTTATGCTACTCGTGGCAATGTGCGTGGCTATACTTACAATGATGAAATGAGAGCACAGGCCATACTACAACTTACACAGGTAGGACTACAATTTAATGAAGCCAAATCGAACAATCCTTTTGCTTATTTTACTGCTGCTGTTACTAATAGTTTCGTTCGAATAATCAATATTGAAAAACGTAATCAAAATATTAGGGATGACATTTTAGAAATGAATGATATGACACCTAGTTATACTAGAACTAGCAATGCTGAACACACAGCCAGCTTGAAAAGGTATGAAAGAGAAGAAGAATGAGTTTGTTTAAAAAGGCAGCATTTTTTACAGACATACACTTTGGTCTAAAGTCTAACAGTCAAGTACATAATCAAGATTGTGAGGATTTTGTAGATTGGTTTATTAAAACTGCTAAAGAGAATGGTTGTGATACTGGATTTTTTCTTGGTGACTGGCATCATAATCGTAACAGTCTTAATATTGTTACTATGGATTATAGCCTTAGAAGTTTAGAAAAACTGGGCCAAGCATTTGATCATTTCTACTTCTTTCCTGGAAATCATGATCTTTACTATAAAGATAAACGAGATATTCATAGTGTAGAGTTTGGCAAATATATACCAGGTATCACCGTTGTACACAAACCTATGACACAAGGTGAAGTTACTATGTGTCCGTGGCTCGTAGGTGATGAGTGGAAAACTGTGGGTAAGAAAGATGCACGTTATATCTTTGGTCACTTTGAACTGCCCAGTTTCTTTATGAACGCCATGGTACAAATGCCTGATCATGGTGAAATACAGTTGAGCCAATTTAAAAAATATGAAATTGGCCTGAGTGGTCATTTTCATAAACGCCAAAATAAACAGAATATGCACTATATTGGCAATGCCTTTCCACATAACTATGCTGATGCTTGGGATGATGACCGAGGTATGATGATCTTAGAGTGGGGTGGCGAGCCTGAGTATTATGCTTGGCCCAGTCAACCTACCTTTAGAACTATCTCATTAAGTAGGCTAATTGATGAAAAAGATACACTAATCAAACCTAAACAACATCTTAGAGTAACATTGGACATACCTATTAGTTATGAGGAGGGCAGTTTGATCAAAGAAGATTTTATTGGAAATTATGACATTCGTGAACTTACACTGATTCCTGAAAAACGTGATGTTGAAATTAATAGCGATTTAGAAATTACAGCGTTTGAAAGTTTAGACCAAATTGTAATAAATCAGTTGACAAGTTTAGAAAGTGACACGTATAATATTAAACTTCTTATGGATATCTATAAAAATATATGATAAAAATAAAAGACTTAACCGTTAGAAATTTTATGAGCGTGGGTAATAATACTCAAGCTGTAGATTTTTGTAAGGAACAACTGACATTGGTCTTGGGCGAGAATCTGGATCAAGGTGGGGATGACAGTGGCAGTCGTAATGGTACAGGTAAAACTACCATCATTAATGCTCTAAGCTACGCTCTTTTTGGACAGGCACTGACCAACATCAAGAAGGATAATCTCGTCAACAAGACCAATAATAAAAATATGTTGGTCACGCTGAACTTTGAAAAGAATGGCACTACCTATAAAGTAGAACGTGGACGTAGGCCCAATGTTTTTAAGTTCTATATCAATGGTGAAGAACAGGAAATTATTGATGAAAGTCAAGGTGATGTAAGAGAAACACAAAAAGATCTGGATGATCTATTGGGTATGACGCACGATATGTTTAAAAATATTGTTGCTCTAAACACTTACACAGAGCCTTTTCTAAGTATGAGGGCTGCTGACCAACGCATGATCATTGAGCAATTGTTGGGCATTACCTTACTCAGTGAAAAAAGTGATGCACTGAAAGAATTAGTTAGACAAAGTAAGGAAGCTATACAGCAAGAAACTGCCAATATTGAAGCCACTAAGAAAAGTAATGATCGTATTGAGCAAAGTATTCTCAGCCTACAATCAAAACAGAGGGCTTGGAGTAAACAGCAACAAGATGACATTGAAAAATTGGCATCTAATATTGAGGAACTACAAAATATAGATATTGAGGAAGAATTAGGGCAGCATAAACGTCTTAAAAGTTATCTTGACCTAAGCAATCGTATCAGTAGTTTGAACAAGGAAAGTGCTACTCTTGAGACTGCTCTAATGCAGGCTGAAAAGAATTGGAAGAAGTTTGTTAAGGAAGTAGAAGACTTGGCAACTCATAATTGTCCCAAGTGTAACAATCCAATTCACGATGCCCAACATAAAGAAATGAAAAAGGCTGCTCAAAAAAGTGTAAGTGAATCAGCACTCTATATGGAAAGTGTAGGACAAAAATTAGAACTTGTGATCAGTGAATTAAATGAAATTGGTGATATAAATGGTAGGCCAGAAACTTTTTATGACACTGTGGAAGAGGCTCTAAAGCATCAAAACAATCTTAAAACATTAGAAGATACTCTACTACGACGCAGTGAAGAAACCGATCCATATCAAGAACAAATTGATGAACTACGCAATACAGCCATGGAAGAAATCAATTGGGATCGTGTCAATGAACTCACTGCTATAAAAGATCATCAAGAATTTTTAATTAAATTGTTGACCAGCAAGGATAGTTTTATTCGTAAAAAGATTATTGATCAAAACTTGAACTATCTTAATAATAGGCTAAGTTATTATTTGGATCGTATGGGCTTGCCACACCAAGTATTATTTCAGAATGATCTCACTGTGGAAATTACACAGTTAGGACAGGACTTAGACTTTGATAATTTAAGCAGAGGTGAACGCAATAGATTAATCTTAGGACTAAGTTGGGCATTTAGAGATGTA